AGCCCTTCCTACCTGAAGAGAGAATCATGGACCTACTAACCATGGTTCGCAAGACCTCCCGGTCAAGAAAACCTGTTCGGAGCCACTGGCGTAACCTACACTCGAAACAAAGAGTGATTAACCCTGTGTCACAGGGACGGCGCCTCGTGTTCTATCGATATCGCAAGCGGACATCGTCTCCTTGGGCCTTCGGTTAACACCGCAATCCTCTCCCTCCAGGCCCCGCGACGCTCCGAAGAGCAAGGGCACCATGACAGCTCTTAAACGTGTTACAAGCCGTTTGCACGGTTGAATACGCTTAGGGCGAGAAGTCTCCCCTTGTATCTATCTGACTCGTAATCCCGCAGGACGGGAACACAAGGCAGAACCGAGGGCTCGCGGCCCATTCGAAAACCCATGTAAGACATGGTTTTCCAAACAGGTCGTGAACGGTAAAGGTACGTCCTTCTTATAGCCCCGATGGAAGGGCTATAAATCTCCCCTTTCGAAACGTGCCGCCCGTGGGCGAACATGTGAGCGAAAAGAGCTCGCGTCTCATCAGGGTCTAGTTCGTAACCCCTGACCAAGTCAATTGACTCATCAGGAATAACGGACGGACGAGGAAGTTCAGTGAACATCCTCGACTTTCTCATGGTAGTCTCACGCCTCCAGACGGAGCGAGACGCACGATGAAGTCCAAGCTGAGACGGGAGAAACCCCCACTTCTGACCTATTCGACTCTTCACAAAAGCCTCACTCCACTTCGGAGAAAAGGAGCAGGCTTTGGCCAAATGAAGAGTTCCGAGATAGCCCGGAAGTGCCGTGCCTCTCCGCAAATGGCGCACCTCACGCCATTTGTCCCTTTCTCTAAGGAATACAGTCGAGTTGACTTCGACAACATTCCTGGCCCTTATGGTCTTCTTTGTGTTCAACTCAAAGAAGTCAGGATAATCCTCAGGAAGGACTTCCCTGTTAGCAGAGATGACGCAATCATCCCCGTTAACCAAAAAGGTCGCGTTCGGATCAAACCTTGCAGCCCAGCGGGCGGCAAGATAGCTCTGAATGCAGAGAAGAGGGAAGGAGAGGTAGGCTCCCATCATTTGTCCCATAGTGACCCTCCTCCTACCGTGAACGGTAGGAGAAAGAGTCCTATAAGCGAGTGAACGAACAGAACGAGGAACAGAGATAGACGTAAAGAAAAGGCCCCTAAGGATCTCTTCCGCAACGTCGTGTCTTAGCCCGTCTGTGGCATTCACAAGATCAACAGAAGTCTGGAACTCATTGATACAAATGGAACTCATTCGTTCACCAGTAGGACTACCCCTAAGAAGCCACGGCTTCTCAGAAAGGTAGTCATAAAGAGTCTTGTGAAGGGGGCCAAGAACGTCACATCGGCTATCAAAGATAACTAACGGACGGACTTTGCCCGCAGACAAGATCTCTTTGTACCTGCAATCAAGGTCAGTAAAGCACTGACCTTCTTCGGTACACCGGCGAATGAACTCTTCTTGTCTGCCTTTCCAGATTATGTCAGCTCGGGAAGATGACGCATCTGGACAGGCTTCCCTAGCCGAAGCATTGGGAACGAAGGAATAGACGTTATCGAAATAGCGTCTGTCCCAGCCAGAAAAGAAGATCTTCGATACTTCAGCACGAACGAAGCTGAGGTAATCAGAAGGAGTGGGAGGGGGTTTAGAAAAAGCAAGGCGTTCCCATGCGCTTTGCTTTGAAGGAGTGTGGAGGCGACAACCCGATGGCAGGTTGCGCTTAAAGGAATTAAGCGTATGAGCTAATTCCCACCTCTCCTTTTTTCCTAGCCGGACTAGAGAAAAAAGGCCATCCTCATCAGGCCGGCCCTGACGACGAGGAAAACACACTGAGGCACGTACCTTGCCCTGCGACAAAAGGTACAAAAGATAACTATCCAAACTGTTCTCCACAGTGTCAGGTAATTCAGAATATGGCAAGCCATATCTGATCCTAACGACACGGAGTCCAGCTCGGACTGCCATCTTGGTGTGACGTTCCGAGATGGAACAACAACACCGTGAAGACCTGTACACCCTAAGGGGTTCAAAACAGGCAGCGGCGAGATAACACTCGTCAGACATATTTCGGCAGAAAAGCTCAGAAATATGGGACTAACAGCAATGTT